GGCTGCCCATACAGAAAACACTGGTCTTGTGGCCATTGCCGAGTATGAAGCAGATATGATTGTAGAACAGCTAAATAAAGCTGGTGACCCAATCAAAGAGTATCAATTCAAAGGTGCATTTCCAACAAATGTTTCTGCAATCGAATTGGCATACGATGCTAATGATCAGATTGAGGAATTTACAGTGGAGTTCCAGATTCAGTACTGGACATCAAATACCACTAGCTAAAGTGTGTGGAAGAGGGTTTAGGCCCTCTTCCGATTTTTATCATGTAAGGAGAAATCATGGCTGAGGACAAACCACTCAATCTTTTTGGGTTTGAAATTAAACGGGCTAAGCCTGCTAAAAAACTAGACTCTATTGTCCCTCCTCAAGAAGACGATGGTGCTGGATACGTAACTGCGTCTGGTAGTCATTATGGTCAATTTATTAATATGGAAGGGGATGAGTCAACTGACAATCAATCCCTGATAATGAAATATAGAGGTGTTGCAAATCACCCAGAAGTTGATGCTGCTATTGAGGATATTTGTAATGAATCAATTACTTCTGAAACTGGAAATCCTGTTGAGATTATACTTGACGAAATAGACGTTTCAGCTAGCATCAAAAAACAAATTAAAGAAGAATTTCATGGCATTACTACAATGCTAAACATGAATGAAAATGGACATGACATTTTCAAGCGCTGGTATATTGATGGCCGGTTGTACTATCATCTTATAGTAGATCCTAATAATCCTAAGGAAGGCATTCAAGAAATAAGATCTATTGATGCATGTAAAATTCGTAAAGTAAAACAGGTTAAGAAAAAGAAAGATGAAAAAACTGGTGCATCTATCATTCAAAACGTTGAAGAATTTTATATCTTTCAAGAAAAGCCTAAGTCACAAACAGACGGCGTAAAAATTTCTCCAGATGCAATTTCTTATACCACTTCAGGTGTAATGAGTGATGATAGAAAAAAGGTACTTTCATTTCTTCATAAAGCATTAAAGCCTATTAATCAATTACGTATGATGGAAGACTCGTTAGTTATTTACAGACTGGCTCGAGCACCAGAACGACGCATTTTTTATATTGATGTAGGTAACTTACCCAGAGGTAAGTCAGAACAATATATGAAAGACATCATGGCAAGGTATCGCAATAAACTTGTATATGATGCAAACACTGGTCAATTAAAAGACGATCGTAAACACATGTCAATGCTAGAAGATTTTTGGTTGCCAAGGCGTGAAGGTGGTAGAGGTACTCAAATTGAGACTTTACCAGGCGGGGAAAACCTAGGACAAATTGATGATGTTATTTACTTTCAAAAGAGATTATATAGATCTCTTAATGTTCCAGCATCTAGGTTAGAACAAGAGCAAGCATTTTCTCTTGGGCGTGCAACTGAAATTAGCCGAGAAGAATTAAAATTCAATAAGTTTATTGAAAGACTCCGTAAAAAGTTTGCACATTTATTCTATGATGTACTAAAAAAGCAACTTATTCTTAAAGAAATTATTACTGAAGAAGATTGGACTTCTTGGAAAAATAAACTTGAAGTTGAATTTATAAGAGATAATCATTTCACTGAGTTGCGTGATGCGGAGCTTATGCGAGAAAAAATTACTACATTAGATGGCTTGGCCAATTATGTAGGTCCAGAAGGATTCTTTAGTAAAACATGGATTTATAAAAATGTACTCAATCTTGATGAATTCGAAATTGCTCAAATGGTTAAAGAAATTGAAGCTGAAAATCCTGCAGGTGAAGAACAGGAACCTGAGGCTGAGCCTGAGCAAGATCAAGAACAACCTGATGATAGCGACGAGGAAGAAGAAGAAGTTTGATTTTTCTGTTCGTGCGCCTTATGAAGATGAAATAAAATCTCTCACTCAAATTGTTGACAACGCTGATTATCAATACGCTATAACTGGAAATGTGTATTGGTTAAATCTTCACAAATCAACTCAGAAAAGAATAATTGAATTGAAAGAGAATATTTTGAAAATAGAAGAAAGATTGTTTGTTAAAGACTAAAATTATATAAATAATATCATATTAGAGAGGATAGATTATGGATATAGCAACTTTTATTCAGGATGTAAGAGACCAAGATTTTACAAAATCTGGTGCAACATTCAATGAGCTAATGATGGCCAAAGTGGCTGATGCTTTAGAACAAGAAAAAATCAAAGTAGCCGGAACTGTATTTAACGGAGACGAAGATGAAGAACAACTTGATTTACCTTTGGACGCAGATGAAGAACCTAGCGACGAAGATGAAAACGATGATGACGATGAGTCTGAAGAAGATGAAGAGTCTGATGAAGAAGTTGAAATCACTGGTGATGAAGAAGAAGTAATCGAAGACGAAGAGTCTGATGAAGACGTTTCTTGAATTAAGGGAAAAAATGTCTAAAGGCATGCCTCCCGGTGAACATGTATTCGACAAAAAAATTAAAAAAGTCGAGTTAATGATTCACAAAGAAAAAAATAAATTTATTGTGTATGTAGATCGTGATAAATTTGATGAGTTCTCTAATCTTAATCAAGCTAAGAGAGCTGGTATGGAATTCATAAAGGCGATGACAAAATGAAACTGATTAGCGAATACCAAGAAAGCCACGATATCGAATGTATCGTTGAAGCTAAAGAAGATGGCTCAAAAAAGTATGTCATTGAAGGCGTATTCGCAGAAGCAGACACAAAGAATCGCAATGGTCGTATTTATCCAAAAGCTGTCATGGAACAAGCTGTTAATAAATACGTCAATGACCAAGTAAAAACTAAAAGATCTGTTGGTGAGTTAAATCACCCGCAAGGTCCGACAGTTAACTTGGATAAAGTTTCGCATCTCATTACTGACCTTCATTTTGAAGGCAATAGTGTGGTCGGAAAGGCAACTATCTTGCCTACTCCTATGGGGAAAATCGTTGAAGGTTTGCTCGATGGTGAAGTAAGACTAGGTGTCTCAACTCGTGGTATGGGTAGTCTCATGCAACAAAATGGCGCGATGGTAGTTAAAGACGACTACCTTCTTAATACGGTTGACATCGTACAAGATCCATCCGCTCCTGGCGCTTTCGTTAATGGAATTATGGAAGGTGTGGAATGGGTCTGGAATAACGGCATTGTTGAAGCAAGAGAAATTGAAAAAATGGAGACTGAAATTAAACAAGCTCCGCGTTCGGATCTATATGAGGTTCAAACTCGTGAGTTCAAGAATTTCCTCTCGTTGCTCAAAAATAATTTGTAAAGGAGTCAAGTATGACTGAAGATCAAATCACAGATCAGGTTGAAGAACTCCATGATGACGAGAACGAAATCATGGACGAAGCGCACGATCCGAAAAACGCTGAAAAGCAGGCAGTAGACGCAGTCAAAAAAGCAGAGAACGCTGGTAAGTCCGCTAAGGAACCCGGTGGGAAAGCTTCGCCGGCTGAGCCAATGCCAAAAACAAAAGCTGGTATGATCAATGCAATGTTCTCAAAAATGAGTGGTATGTCTAAGCAGGAAATGTCTAAGATGTACTCATCATATATGGGAGACAAGGAACAGAAAGAATCTGTTGAACCAGAGATGAATGATGTTGCTGTCAATTTTGATGGTGAACTAGATGCACTGATCGAGTCTGAAGCCACTCTCTCTGATGAGTTTAAGGCTAAAACAGCTGTAATTTTTGAAGCTGCTGTAAAAACAAAACTGTCTGAAGAGATTAATCGTCTCGAAGAGCAGTACACAACTGAACTCAATGAAGAAATCGAAACCCAAAAAGGTGAGATGGTTGAGAAGGTTGACAGCTACCTGAACTACGTGGTCGAGAATTGGATGGAAGAAAATAGAGTTGCTATCCAAGCTGGCCTCAGAACAGAAATTGCTGAGAACTTTATGAATAGCTTGAAAGATCTATTCACTGAGTCTTATGTTGAAGTTCCTGAGTCTAAGGTTGACCTAGTTGACGAACAAGCAGAAAACATTGCTGAGTTGGAAGAAAGACTTAACTCAACAACTGCTGACGCTATCACTTTGGCTGAAGAGCTTGAAGTTTACAAGCGCAATACTATTATCCGCGAAGCGGCTCGTGGTCTTGCAGAAACTCAAGTTGAGAAGCTACACAAACTGGCTGAAGATATTGACTTTGAAGATGAGGCAACATTTACTACAAAGGTTGCAACTATCAAAGAAACATACTTTGGTGATAAAAAGATTGTTACAGAAACTACTGTTGATGAAGAAGATGACGCAGATCAAACTGTTGAAACTTCTAGCGCAATGGGCCAGTATCTCGAAGCAATCCGTAAATCTGCGATATAAGGGAGTCCGAGATGCAGAATACATATAATAACTTGATCGAAAAGTGGGCCCCAGTACTGAATGAAGAATCAGCTGGTGCCATTAAAGATAACCACAGAAAAGCTGTAACAGCAGCAATTCTGGAAAACCAAGAAATCGCTCTCCGTGAAGAGCGCGCACAACAACACGGCCTTTATGAAGCTTCACCTGCTGGTGCAAACACTGCTTCTATCGGCACATGGGATCCAGTGTTGATCTCACTCGTAAGACGTGCGATGCCTAACCTTATGGCCTATGATGTTGCTGGTGTTCAGCCAATGTCAGGTCCAACTGGCTTGATCTTCGCAATGAAGTCACGCTATGGTGCCGGTACAACTGGCTCAACAGAAGCATTGTTTAACGAAGCAGATACTCGCTTCTCCGGTACACAAACCGGTGCGGCTCAGCCATCAGACGGATCCGGTCTCGGTTCTGCAACTGATTCTGACTCATCTGCTGATGACGATCGTGCAACTGCACTTGCTACACAGGGTATGGCAACAGACTCTGCTGAAGCACTTGGCGATTCTGCCAGCAACTCTTTCGCTCAGATGGGTTTCACCATTGAAAAGCAAACTGTGACAGCTAAGTCACGTGCTTTGAAAGCTGAATACTCACTGGAACTTGCTCAGGATCTTAAAGCTATTCATGGCTTGGATGCTGAAACAGAACTAGCAAACATCTTGTCTGCTGAGATCATGGCTGAAATTAACCGTGAGGTTATCAGAACCATTAACTCTCAGGCAAAAACTGGTGCTGCTACTGGCAACACTGCGGTTAATGGTATCTTTGACTTGTCAACAGATGCAGACGGCCGTTGGTCAGTTGAGAAGTTCAAAGGTCTGATTGTACAGATCGAAAGAGAAGCAAACACGATTGCTAAAGAAACACGTAGAGGCCGTGGTAACTTCCTTATCACATCTTCAGACGTAGCTTCTGCTCTAGCTGCTTCAGGCATGCTGGATT